GAGGATGTAGGCTTGGTCGACGGTGGCGCCTTGGGATTTGTGGATGGTGACGGCGTAGCCATGGTCGAAACTTTGGAAGGCTTTGGGGTTGAAGCGGATTGGGTGCTCAGGGCTTCCATCTGGCAGAACCTCGATCTCATCTGCTGTAACGGATACCACGGTGCCGAGCATGCCGTTTTTGACGCCGGTGTCTTTATCATTGCGGGTGAAGGCGATGCGGTCCTGGGCGGCGAAAGCGCGGGGGCCTGTGTCAGTTTGGAAGAGGATTTCAGGCGTTGTGTCGTCGCCTGATCTCAATGCTTCACGGATGCCTTGATTGAGGGCGTGAACGTCTTTGCGGCGATGGGCGAAGGCGAGGCGGGATGTATTGTGTCCGTTCGCCAAGGCATTCATTGCGTAGGTTTCGACCAGAGCTTCGATGGCAGATGTGCGATCCTCGCAGTTCGTCACCGCGTCGTGGCTGCGGTATTGCTGAATGGCTTTGGATATTTTCCCTGCCGCCAGATCACGGGAGGCCTGTTTCTGCCAGTTGGCGCGCTGGCGGTGTATTTCTGTCAGCTGCGCCGCGCCGTGGCAGTCAACAATCCGGCGGAAGGGGGTGCCTGCTTCAATGGGTTGCAGTTGATCAGGGTCACCGACCAGCACCAACTTTGCGCCGATCTCTTTTATCTTGGCGGCGACCCGCGCCATCTGGCGGGTGCCGATCATGCCAGCTTCGTCGATGACAAGGACATCGCACGCAGCGACTGGCTCATAGCCATTCTTCCACGAGAGTTCCAAAGAGGCGAGGGTGCGGCTGGTGATGCCGGAGGCGCTTTGCAGTTCCTCTGCCGCCTTACCTGCAAGCGCCGCGCCGTGGACTTTGAAGCCCTGCCTGTCCCAAGCATCCTTTGCAGTCGCAAGCAGAGTGCTCTTGCCTGCCCCCGCAAGACCAACGACAGAAGATAATTGCACATCACCTAGAACATGCCTGAGCGCTGCCGTTTGTTCATCGCTCAGTCGTCCCCCAAAGGCGCGGCGCATGTCGATGTTCTGCGTGCTGATAGCCCGGCGTATGTGGTCCTGATCCACCGCAAAGCCGCAAGCTTTGGTTAAATCGCTTGTTGCTTGATCAAGGGCCTTTTCTGCCGCACTATAGTCTCTTGTCGTGAAGGCAGGCGTAGCGCCTTGATCAGGCAGAGGAATGACAGCTTTGGATGCTATCACCCGATCAGTGGCATCTTTGAGGGCTGCGGGATCGTCAAGGCGCTTGGCAAGCAGGCGCAGCACATCGGTTCGGGTGAAGGTGGCGTTCTTCTCAGAGAGATGCGCCAGCACTTTTTCCGGGCTTTTGAGAAGCTCTGCTTTGGAGAAAGGCAAAGCCTCATCTGATAGAATCAGGGTTGCCGGGGCTTCTTCCTTCTTAGCCTTCAAAGACAAAGAAAGAGCACGCTGCCATTTGAGGTCTTGGCTCAGGCTCTTGCGTTCTCTGAGATACCTGCTGATCAGCGCTTGCTGCACGGCCCGGTCCTGTTTTTGCGCCGTCCTCGTTTCTTCTTCAAAGCGCTTGAGAAGCTGATCATACCGCCGCGTCGAGCGCGCCAGCAGGCCGCGCAGAGCCAGAGCCTCCGCCGCTGCTTTCTTATCCTCAACCACACTCTTGGGCCGCTTCTTCCGCCGCTTCGTCTCCTCAGCAAACACACAAGCCCGGATATACGCACTCAACGTCATCCCGGCAGCCAACTCTTCAAGACGTTCTCTTTCGTCAGCACGCAGGCGGATGCTAACAAGCAAGGACTTAGGTTTTACCTTCCGCACCGCAGCGCCATCAAACGCCGAGCCTAGCCCGTTACCCGCGCCGCTCATAATGACGGCTCATTTGTTGAAAGCTCAGAAAGCCCTTCCTCTATCGCTAACCCATCATCACCAGCAGCTTCTGAAAGCTCAGAAAGTCTGCGCATGACCTCTGGCTCAGACTTCAGAAGCTCAGTCCAACGCTCCAAATCTGACAACAATACGTCAAAGTCAGATTGTTCTAGGTTGTTCTCGCCCGGTCCACCATAAAATCAATGACTTGCGTATAATTGGCAAAGCGCGCCCCGGTTCATGGCATCTGAACTGCAGTGAGGGTTTCCAGAAGATCCGGGGCATCCGCTACGGTTTGATATGTTCCAGACGATATCCCCTGCAGCTCTTGCCTGCAAGCTGGATGCCCCTGCGTCTGAGAAACAAATCCATATCAGTACCGTTAAAGACCTGGTTCCGGGGGTGCGGCAGCACCCCCGGGAGCAAAGTCACAGGCCATCAGCCCGCTCGGCATCAATCGCTTCCTCCACAGCATCAACAAAGGTAGTGCTATATCGTGCGATCAGAAGCTCGCGATCAAGGAACAGTCTGGAATTTCGGGTAACAGCCGCGCCGGTCACGTAAGCACGGCCCAGGGTTTGTCCATGCCAGTGTTCCTGATATTCGACGTCATAATAGGCAATGCAAGCACCTTCTTCATCATCTCCAAATTCGAAGTCATGCCAAAGGTTCGTCACATCAAACGTGTCGCTAAATATTGCCCAGTTGGGCACTTTCATGATTCTTTTTTCCAGCATTAACGGTCTCCAGGTTGCGAATTATTTCTATAATCGCAACTTTATGAGCGTCAATAATTTCGAATACAGAGATTTTTAACCAGGCAGAATCATCCGGATTTGCAATGGCGTGCATCAAGCCGTTTTATCAGGCTTTACGAAGACCAGCATGAGAGCGGTCTCAAGGAACCTTCAGGGTACATCAGCGAATATCGTGGAACCGATAGTCCCGGATCGGCATATCACCGGCAGAACTTGTATAAACGGAGGATGTGCATTGCAAGGTCCGGGTGCTAGACCTTGCCACCCTTCCAGATGACCTTGCCAACAACCCAGACCTCTTTTTCCGGCCAGTCTTCTGCAGGATAAAAAGCACTGTTGTCCGAAATAATCTTTATATATCCGCGCCTTGGAGAACGTGTCACACGCTTTACATGGAGTGTGTCACCAAAACGCAGCACGAACAGACCATCGTAATCAAGGCTCCGCTTGGACGTATCCAGCAAGACGATGTCATCATCATGCAGGGTGGGCGCCATGCTTTCCCCCTTGATGCTGATGATGGCAAGGTTGTTGGGGTTCGAGCGCGTCAGCTTTTCAAGATAATTTGGCGGGAAAGCAAGGCTGTAGGCAGCCAAATCTTCGTTTTCTACCAGCATGCCGGGCCCTGCACTTGCAGCAACATCATAGACCGTGATCAACGTATCGCCCGGACTGTGATCATCGTCACGGTAGACGCGTTTGACAAATTTCCCACCTGCATCATCGCGATTTTCGAAATACGCGACGAACAGCGGAGCTTCGGTTGGTTGTATCTGTCTTTCACCCTTCAGCACTTTGCTCAGCTTGTCCCTGGAAATACCTACATACTCGGCCAGTTTGGCCCTTTCGCCGCGCACGTCATGCATCCGTCGCAATACCCACTCTCCGTCGATCACATCCATAGGTTATCCATGCCAAAAGATCACCAGATAAAAAAGGCACGGAAATCGAAATTTTAACTTGATATTAATTTAGAATATCGCAATATATGGAGTATGGAATCAGTATCGCATGCGCACAGAGATTTGACGAACGGCATTGGTTCCGGAGGGAATGATCATGACGTTTTTCGATTTTCAAACACTTCTGACCCACCATCTTCCGGCATTCCGGAAAGCAAGGGGGTAGAAAACGGATGTGCTTGCAACGACATCATAAACCAGCTCTGTACAAGGACATCAGATATTTGAAAATATTATCTTTATCTGAGACTGTCCGATACTTTCCCCTCTATCACCGCATCACCTGGCAAAGTGCATTAGGTGAGAAAGTCATCATGCACCAGCGACTTGCCATACCGCCTGACCCGGCAACAGCAACAGAGGCAGGCTTTATGCGAAAAACAGGCCGGTCACACCGACAAAGCAGCAGCTTGCTGCCAAACATCAATCATGCCCGAAGTTGCGGCCAAATGCCGCAATTTGGCGCAATCTAAACCATAAAATTGCGATCCGGGCGACCGGATTTCGCCTTTGCCGTCTGATCTGACCTTGCGACACGCGCCTTACCGGCGTGGCACAAACCCGATTTTCCATACGAAGGAGCACACCAAATGCAGGACAAACCATCCTGGGAGGAACTCTATCGCGCCGGACACACGCCGACGCAGGCCGCAAAACTGCGCGGAGGGTCAAAAGCCGCTGCACTGAAGTGGGCGCAGCGCTATGCCCTGTCATGGTCGGTTTCACGCGACGTCCGAAATCTGGACATGGACCGGATGGGACGACCAAAGCGGCGCATCCGGTTGCCCTACAGCATCCAGCCAAAAGCGGGCGCGCGCATATGAGTCTGATTGTCGCTTCTTATCTTGGCATTGTGGTGAACGTGCATGCGCTGCCTGTCTCTCTCGATATGTGCCAGCAGGCCTTGCCTGAAATCACACTGCATGTCCGTGCACAAGTCGCCCGGACCGGCGGTTTGCCAGACAAGGTAAAGGTTGAATGCGTCGCACCCGGTAACGTGCTTGTTAAGAAAGGGAGTGCGGTGTGATGCGGGGGCAATTCCGGCTTTCATGTGTGAGGGCGCAGTGGCGCGCGACATGCATGGCCCAGTCGTGGTTTTGCGCTCTGCGCCGCGGGATCAACCGCCGCGCTGCTTGCTGAATGCGGGCGTCAGTGCGCGCGTCATGCGCGCAACACAGCATAAAACAAGACAGCAGTGCCCTTCGATGCTGAACACCAGAGCTATGCGAAACGTGCCACAGCAAGATGAGACAACTCCAGAGCGAAAGGAAAGACATGGGTAAAGGTGATCGTAAAAAAAGGCAGGCCCCTCCGGGATGCGAACTGCCACCTGTCCGGAAGTCAAGCAGCATTCGGGCAGTACCTGATGCGCGGACTTACAAGGGGAAGTTTGAGGATGATCCGCGAAACGTTGTTTTGAATGCCCGAGCGAGGCATGCTGGTCTGGCCACCAGCCAGACTGGTCGAAAAATCGCCGAAGCCCCGTATATGGGGTCAGAGCTCGGGGTGGTGCTGTTTGAGATATATGGTCCGGATGGCGCAACACGCCTGTGGAATGTCTGGCAGGGGCTGTGCCAGGCCGAGGACCGGTACATCTATTTCCACTTTGGTCTCCGGCGGACACCACGCACCGCGTTTCTGCAACAGGTCCGTGCGCGCGTAGAGACGGAGGACTATCGGCATGATGCACGGTCGGATGAGGAAAAAGCCAGGGACGCCGCCAATGCCTGGGCCCGGTGGCGGGGATACCTGGGGCATCTGCCAAAAGGCCAGCAATCCCTTTTGCTGCGGACTTATGAAGGGCTGTCACCAAAATTGCGTCGAGAGCAAGCAGGCACAACAACGGCAACGGGTCATGCCGTTGCCATGGCACTCAAGGCCCTTGCAGATGTGCTGGATATGAAGCGACTTTAACCACGCTCTGTTTTTCAAGCTATGCCGCGCCCTGTACTGACCTTTGACGATCAAGGACGTGACGGGCGCGGCTAAATTACTGAGAAATCTGGATTAAAAGAAATTAAGGAATTTTCTGTCTTCTGAATGTCCTCCAAAAGATTGAGCTTTTCCGGGCATGCTGTATAAATATGGATAATTAGCGAGTAGCTGTGACAAACACTTGCTGTTGTCTTAATCAAAGTTCTGCCAAGCCTGAATCGAATATCCTTTAATTGGGTATAAAGCGATCTGTATTTCCCTTTCCGGAATTACAGTCGTATATCAATGCGCTTTGGTCAGGACCACATTGAGAATTCAAAGGAGCGTCCTTATGACCCTAATTGTCGAAACTGGTGCAGGACTTGTCGATTCAGACGCGTTTGTATCACTTGTTGATTTCAAAAACCGGTGTGATCTGCTCGGCTGGGCATATAATACAACAGATGATGATGAAAACCGCCGCGCTATCCGGCGCGCGACCGTTCATCTGTCTTCTGCATTTAACTGGCAGGGACGGGCGACAAAATCTCGCAGCCACGCAAACCCGCAGGCTTTGGCATGGCCCCGGATCGGCGTGGTGGACAAGGACGGTGACCCTGTCCCTGATAACGTTTTGCCAACAGAAGTAGCAAATGCGACAGTCATCCTGGCAGTGAAAGAGCTTGTAACACCTGGCGCGTTCTCGGCGGAATGGACAGCGTCAGATGTACTGGTTTCCGAGAGCTATGGCGAAGTTGAATTTCAATATGATGTTTCACAAACCGCACCCGGCCAGGCCGTTTTAATTTTGACAGACGTGCTGAATGAAATCGGCCAATTCCTGAAAGTAGGCAGCATTCATGGATCAGTGCCCGTTCAGGGCTGGGGCGCGCGCGCGTAAATGAAAGCAAGGTGTATTTCCCGGATGGAAATGCACCGCTCAGGGATAAAATTCGAGGTATTCTCATGAATACAGGACAAAGAATTGTCGAACGCATAGAACAGCGTTTCAGCCAGACCGCCTCAAAAGTTGGGCATGGCACTCCCTTGACGGCAGAGTTCAGCCGCCTTTCGGGAAATCAGATACCCTATCCCCCTGCAGCGCCAATGCGTTTGCCATTTCGAGGAACAGTGCTGGTTGTTAAGGAAACACAAAAGCGCATTGAAGAAGGTCTGGGCCGTCAAACGGAGATCATGTTACTCCTGAGCGCCAGAGATCAGGCCTACCCTGTCCCCGAGATTGGTGACCGGCTATACCTTTATGCAGATCATTTTCCCAACAGGGTGCGTGAATTTCACATTGAAGAGTTAAAGCCCGCCGCTCCTGGTGGGCGGGTTTTGATGTGGACGCTGAAAGGCCTTGAAGCGGGCCAGATCTAGACGTGCACCGCGCGCACATCTTTCCAGACAACTGAAAAGAAAGGTTAGGACATGAGCCTGGCAACTGGACAACAAGCCTTGATCAGCCGGATCACATCATCTCTGGGGCATGTGAATATCGTTTTACCGAATGGACAACCAACCGAGCTGCCGCGATATGTGATCGAAACGTCCACCACTGAGCAAAAGGCAGCGGATATCAGCGGTGCTGTTGAGGCAACGATTGAAATCAAGGTGCGTGTTGAAACCCAAAAGGGTGAATTCGCCACAGAGAATGACGGAATGGTCAACGATCTGGTCGATCTGTTTCGGATCGGTGACCGATTTGACGGCGTGACAATTATAGAAGCGCCAGTTCTTGAACCCGCTGAGATGGGCGCAATCTACGCCGTGCCTGTCACAATCAAGGGCATCTTCGCTTTCTAGGCAGGATCGATCCCTTTTCGAACAAAACACCAATTTCTGAATTGCGCATCCGCGCAAGAAGATCAGTGCCGCCGTTCTTTTCAAACGGCGCTCTGTACCCCTGACGCATTTGCGTCGAACAGGCCAACATCATCCGTTGGCCATTACGCTTTAGGCAAGGAGACTTAAAATGGCCACTGGTGACACCTACATCGACCTCGGCATTAAAATGAAACTCTCAACCGGCACACCCACCGCAATGGATCAGGCCGGCCTCGGCGCGCTGACCTGGGTCGATGTTGCCGGCGTTGTCACGCTGCCCCAGCGCGGCGACACCAGCGAAGATGTGAGCGAACCGACGCTGGCAGATGGTCGCATTGAACACGCCCCCGGTATTCTCGACGGCGGTGTACGCGAAATCCCGATCAAACATGTGGAAGCCGATGCCGGGCAGCTTGCGCTGCTGGCTGCGGCAGGTACGAATGCAACCCTTATCTTGCAGGAAGTTGACCCGGACGGTGACGCGCATTTCTACTACGGGCGTGTGATGTCGATGCAGCGACGTGAAAGCACCGGCTCCACCTTCAAGGGCTACATTCTGACCTTTGGCGTGAACTCCGACACCTTCATCGGTACAGAGGAAAGCTAAGCATGGACGTCTCCAACATTGACGTGTGCAAAGTTGCGGAAGCGGGGGCCCCGGTCACCCTTCTGCATCCTGGCACCGAAGAGGAGCTGGGCATCACCCTGATGGTGCGCGGCTATGACAGTGCGGAGGTCAAGGAAGCCTTGATGAAGCATGACCGGACGATCCTGAATGCCACAGAGAAACCCAACCCGGCAGAGATTCTCGACAGCCGCCGCCGCACGCAGGCCAAGGCATCGTTGATCTCGGTTGAGGGGGGCAGTGGCCAGACCCGAACGGTGGAGGACTTCCGCAAACTGATGGACCAGCCCGGCTTTGTCTGGCTGATCGAACAGATTGAGCCGGTCGGGGGCAACCGCCGCCCTTTTTTCAAGACTGCCGGGACGACCTCTGCCTCTGGGCCAGGCAACTCGGCTTCCTGAGCGCGGTCCCCAAGGACTGGAAAGGGTCGCGGATGGAGCAATCCAGATCCGCGGCGCTTCCCCCGGTCCCGGTTGTGGTGATGGAACTGGTGAAACTCTTCCAGACGGTGGGCCCGGTCTACAACCTGGGCATGGCCCCCGTCCCGTTACCGTTTACGGAGATTGCTGCCGCTGCGCCTTGGACAACAACGCATGAGCGTGAGGCAGTGCGGGCCATGTCGCGTGCGTATCTTGAGGGGCATACGATTGGGGAAGACCCGTTTGGGATCGCGCCGTGGGAGGGTTAGGGGCAGAGGTAGAAGACTGGATACCGGCCATAATCCACTTTCGCAGCATATTTCCGATAAACTCTTCTATTGCAATGCTGCAAATCCCCATGGCTCTCACAAGTGTTTCTTCAAAATCCTCAACTACATCGCCAAGCGCTTCAACAATATGCCGTGACCGTTAAATTGCCGAACTCAGAGAAACCCGACCTATACAGGTTTGGCCAACAGGCCAAAGAGTAACGGCATTCGATACATAAGCTCTAAAACCTGTTTCAGCAAAATGCATACCAGACTGATCATAAACGGTTTCAGCCGGTCGATGTGCTGATACCGACATTATCGAAACCATTTTGTAAAATCACCATGACGCAAAGGTGTGAATTATGACTGATATCTCAAGCTTCGCTGATACCAGGCAAATACAAGCAGCTATCTCGGCGCTCTCAGCTTACGAGCAGCAGGTATCAAGGGCTGCCATAGGTGTTGGGAAGCTAAAAACATCCAGCGAAAGTGCTTCAAAAAGTGTTGGATCAGCTTCTGGACCTCTGAAAACATGGGTATCTAATGCTGGTGGAGCAGCCAGGGCTGGTGACAGACTTTCCAATAGTCTTCTATCTATCGCACGTGATGGACGTCAATCTGGAAATTACATAGGTGTCTTAATTCAAAAACTTCCCTCCCTTGTATCAATGTTTGGGAGCATGCCGTTAACAATAGCTGCTACAGGTCTAGCACTTGCGCACGAGTTCATCCCGGGGCTGCAGACAAGTGCGGAAAGGGCGAAAGAGCTGGAAAATGCCCTTGGCAAACTGTCATCAGCAGCCTCCAGATACAGTGATATTGATCTTTCATCAGTAAATTTCACAGAACAGGATTCAAAAATACTCTTTGAAAGAGCCAAAGCGTATAATGAAATTGCGATTGCTCAAAGGAATGCCGCCAAGTTTGACGCAGATACTGCAATTGAAGAGATTTTACCAAATGTCTCATCCAGTTTTGAGAAAATTGACGGCCTGTCTCCTGATCGCTTGAATGAGCTGATCCAGATAAATAAGAGACGTAACGAAGCAGTTGAATTCGTACGGAATGAGGAAGCGAATGGCCTTGACCTGAGAGATCAACTGACAGGAAATGAGATTGCTGAAAGAGCAAAAAAACTCAAAGAAGCAAGGGATTTAACCTTATCACTCTATAACTCCAGTTCGGCGATGGACGATATTCGCACCGCCTTTCCGGATCTGGATGATTTGGGGCTGCAACAAATTGTTTCAGCTTTGCATGAGTTGAACAATGTCAATTCCTTAAGTGATAAATCCAGAGAACTTCGAGAGTTTGGCGCTGCTCTTCATACTGCATTTGGTGGAGAACAAGGCCTTAAAGATGCCGGCCACTACGATCTTTACAAGCAGGTTCTTCAAGCCAGCAATGAAACGCTCATATTCGAGTTTGATGATGCTGCGACAGAAGAAGAAAAAGCAATTGCCCGGACGAATCTTCTTGCAACGTACCAGGAAGAATTGAAGCTACGGCAGATAATTGCGGCATATGGAAAGGATAGTGCAGAAGTAGCGTCGTTCGAAAGAGCGCAATACCAAGAAAGCGTCAGGAAAAGGTTTGAACAGCTAGGCATCAGCAAAGAACTCGTCGAGACAATGACGACCGTAGTGATGACCACCTATGACGCTGCAATTGGCGCTGAGGAATTTGCAGCGGGCCTCAAAGCCGGAGCTGATGAAGCAGAGCAAATTGCCCAGAGGGTAGCCGCAGCCCAGGGTGCTATGAATGCGCTTTTGTCTCAAGGTGCAAGTCAGCGCTTTGATCGGCACTTGCAGATGAAATATGCCGATGATCCTGTTGGCCTTGCAGGGGCACGCAAAACGCTTGAGGTTGGTCGAGGTGTTGTAGATATCGCCAGAAGCGGTGCAGGTATCTCCCGCATTTGGGATTCCATGAAGGACGGATTCGGGGAAGTTGGGCAAACTATCCGTTCAGAAATGGATTGGCAGGAGTTTTTAGATAGCCGCAGTAGCTCCGGCGGCGGCGGTGCCATCACCAGCCAACTCGAACAACAGGCGCAGGAGTGGCGGTCTCGGATTTCTGATCTGGAGACCGAGGCGGAGCGGTATCAGCGGGTCAAGACTGAGCTGGAGTTGATGCTGGCCGGGGGGATGCTGAACCCCGAGGAATTTGCGATCGCCAATCAACTGGCCGACGAAGACTACAACAAAAAGCGGTTCCAGCCCCTGGTAGATGGCATCAAATCCGTCTCGGAGGCCATGGCTCAGGCCATCGTCAACGGAGAGGACATGGGCGACGCGGTCACCAATGCTTTGCGTGCCATCGCAGCAGAGATCATTGCCACGCAGATCACAAATTCGTTGCTACAAATTGCCGACTTCCTCATTCCGGGTTTGGGTATTGGTTCCAGCGGTGGCGTTGGCGGGCTGAAGCTCTTCGAAGGGGGAGGGTACACGGGCAATGCTGCACGGGCCGGGGGAGTAGATGGCAAGGGCGGGTTCCTCGCCGTGTTGCATCCGCAGGAAACGGTTGTGGATCATTACAAGGGGCAGGGTCTGTTTGATCTGGGCGTGCAGGGCGGCTTTATGCAGTCCATTTCCCCGGGCATGGCGGCGAACGATAACGCCATGGTGGGACGCGGCGGGGGCGGTCAGGTTGACGTGGCCGTGAAGGTCAGCGTCGAGGATAGGTCGCGCAACGCGGGCAACCAGCGGGTGGAATCGCGCAAGGGGCCCAACGGGAACATCGAACTGGTCATTGTCGACGCGGTCAAAAACGCCATGGGCGACGGCCGGTTGGACAAGATGATGGGCAAACGCTTTGGCGTGCGTCCGCAAGCGCAGGGGGCATAAATGGCATCACTTGTTTTTCCTACCAACACACGGGCGCTTTATGCCGTGGGTCGGCCACGGGTTTCCTATCAGCAAAACGTCGTGCGCACGCCGATGGAGACGGGGCCGGACAAGGTCAGACGCCGGTCTTCTGCAGCGCCGCGGATTTGGACACTGTCATCAAATATGCTGAGCACCAGCGAGATGATCGTCATCTCAACTTTCTTTGACACGACCACGCACAGCGGCAGCCTGCCCTTTGACATGCCGGACCCGATCACCGGCGCGACCGAAGAGTTTCGCTTTGCCGGTCCGTTTGAGGCCGAATAGGTGGCTGAAGATCTGTGGTCCATCACAATTGAACTGGAGCGTGTGGGATAATGCCATCACAATATGTACTGACGGAAATCAACATGCCGCAAAGTGGTGCGGTGTTTGTCCCCATTGTCAAAATGACACATCCCTCCTTTGCCGATGACCTGCGGGTTGTGGCAGACGAGGTCGCATTAACCCACAACGGAGAGGTCTATGAACCGGTTGCTTTCGCGCTGACGCTGCCAGAGCAGACCGATGAACGGCTTCCATTCTTGAACTGGCGTATTGACGGCGCATCGCAAGAGATTGTGCGGGCGCTCCGCGGTATCACAGGGTCTGTCAGCGCCACGGTTTCCTATGTTCTCACGTCACGTCCCGGTGAGGTTGAGCTGGGTCCCTATAACGTCGAAATGAACGGCATCCAGTACACTGCCGAGGCGGTCAGCGGCACGCTTTCCATTGATCCCGTAATGGACCGGCCCTTCGGTTCAATGCAGTTCACACCCACAAACGCACCCGCCTTGTTCTGATGCACTGGGCAAATGACTGGGTTGGCATCCCGCACCAGAAGCTGGGGCGGGGCCCGGACGGCTATGACTGCCTGGGATTTTTCCTGAAGCTGCAAAAGGTACGGCATGGCCGGATCATCCCTGACCCGCAATGCTCCATGGCGCAAGCCGTCAGGCACGGTGTGGTCAAAACAATGCTCAGCGATGTGATGCAAGTCGAGCCGAAGGATGTTGTCGAGGGGGACGCACTTTTATTTTTCACCGGTGGGCGCCCCCTGCATGTGGGCTATGCGCTCGACCGGCATTTGATGCTGCACAATCCAAAGCATGCATCACTCATTGAAACCTGGACCGGACCCAGCTGGTTCGGAAAACTTGAAGGGGTTTATCGTTTTGCTTGATACCTCAAAATTCGTTCACGTCAGCGTTCAACGCCACCCTCTGATGGCAGAACGGGAAGACCTTCATGCGCCCTTCGGGGCAAGCATTGCCGAAATCGTGGAAGAGCTGGACCTTGATCCATGCTTTGGACCGCCCAGTGTTGTTATTTTCCTGGATGAAGCCAAAACGGATGTGTCTCGGGAAGAGTGGGAGGATATGATCCCGAGTACCGAGATGGTGGTTGGTATTTACTATCCGGTTGAAGGCAATTTCATCGTCACCATGCTTGTCAATTTCGCGGTGAATACAGCTGCTACAGGTTTCCTGGGTGCTTTGGCTGCCAACACACTTTTGCAAGCCGTCACATCGCTGGTGATCAACCTGGCGATCAATGCCCTGATTGCACCGCCCAGACAATCTGTCGGCACGCAGGACCCGGCGCAATTCACCATCACGGGATCAAACAATCAGGAAGCCCGATTTGGCCATTACCCCAAAGTCTTTGGCCGGCATAAAATGTTTCCGCCCAAAACGATGCGCGGGTTTACTGAAACCATTGACGGGGAAATCTATTTCCTTTGCCGTTATACATTTGGCTACGGCCCCGTTGCCTTGTCCGACATCAGGATCGGTACAACACCGATCATGTCCATTCCCGGGATCGAGGTTGAATTTCTAAACGTTGATCGAACCCTGACAGAGGCCGCAATTCCTGATCTGGCACCGACGACACCCCCACCCGAATGGCTTCCGCCGATGTGGCGGACCGGCATCGGGCCAATGGAGCTTGTGCCTGATGACGTGATCGAAAATTCGTACAACATACAACTCCGGCAAAACACGCCAGTTGTGCAGAATACGCAGTTGAGAGCACGAAATGTGGCAATTGATTTTGCTTTCCCCTCCGGTCTGTTCATACAAAACACAAAGAAGGCAGACAGACGCAATGAAGTCACCCATACATTCAAAATCGAATACCGAATTCCGGGTACTTCAAACTGGCTTGGCGACTGGACATTCGAGGTTAAGTCAAAACAGAACAGTCAGTTCCGCAAAACGTTCAAGATCGACCGTTTCCCAACACCCAGTCCAAATGGCGAATATGAACTGCAGATAACACAGCTTACGCCAAATTCGACTGCATCGAATGTTTCGGACAAGGCATATCTTTCCTCTATCCGCACTTTCCGCACCAGCAAGTTGCCAAACCACAGTAATATCGCTGAAATTGCGATCCGTGCAAAGGCCAGTGATCAGCTGAACGGGCAGATCGACACGCTGAATGCCGTTGTCCAGCAATTGGCACCTGTTTGGGATGGCAGTGACTGGACTGACCCGCAACCCGTGCGCCATCCCGCATGGCAATACGCTGACGCTTTGCGCGGAAATCACATGGAAACCCCGGTGCCGGATGGGCGGATCTGCGAAAATGAACTCAAAGCATGGGCTGATGATGAAAGCTGGTGGACCTGCGATTTCGTCAACGAAACCGAAACACGCCTGGCAGATATCCTGGATACCATTTGTTCGGCTGGTCGTGCCAAGAAGACGTTGCAGGACCTGAAATACAGCGTTCTTCGGGAAAAGCCCAACGCACCGGTTAAACAGCTTTATACACCGCGCAACTCATGGGGGTTTGAGGCCAGCCTGGTGTTCCCGAAAGATGTGCACGCCCTGCGCTGCATTGTGCGATCGGAAAAGAAGGACTGGCAAGAAGACGAGGTTATCGTTTACGCGCCCGGCTATGCCGTTGAACCAGGCAATGGCAATCTGGCGGCAGAGGTGTTCGAACGCCTTGAACTGCCCGCAACAGTTCTGACTGATACCCATGTCGATCAGGACAATGTTTATAAACTGGCACGCTACCACCTGGCTGTTTCCAGGCTGCGCCCCGAAAAATTCACATGGTACTCTGATTATGAATATCTTCAGGTACAGCGCGGCGATCTGGTCCGCCTGATCCATGATGTGCCGGTCATTGGGGTAGGACAGGCGCGTATCAAGGAAATCCACGCGTCGTCCCTGTCCGCTCCACCACAGAAAATCATCCTGGACGAGGTGTTTGAAATCGTCCCGGGTACGTTCAAACTCTCAATCCGCACAA